TCAGCTTGCGTGTTGTGCGCCAGTACGACATCAACAACGATCGTATGCCTTGCCGTATTGACGTTTTGTATGGCTACAGCACGATCCGTCCACAAATGGGCGTTCGTCTCTGGGGTTAATTGACTGGGGCTTCGGCCCCTTTCTTCGTATCATCTTTGAAAGGAAATTATCATGGCTCTCCCTAACGGCGCAGGCGGTTACCAACTTGGTGACGGCAACCTGAACGAACTGACTATCGGCTACGCAGCCACTCCTCAAACCGCTACTTCGACAGCAACTTTGACTGCTGCTCAAGTGACCGGCGAGTTTTTGGTTGCTAACCCTAGCACTTCCGCTGCTACTTACACTTTGCCTACCGCCGCTGCTATTGACGCAGTGGTGACCAGCGCAAAACCTGGTAGCACTTTTACCCTGAACATCATCAACATTGGCACATCTTCGGGTACTGTCACTTTGTCGATGGGTACTGGCTTGACAGACGGCGGCAACTCCACTGTGGCTGTTGCAGTTACATCAAGCGCTCAGTTCTTGTTCCGCAAGACTGGCGATGCTGCTTGGTCTGTGTACAAAATTGCCTAAACCTAAACGGGGGCTTCGGCCCCTGTTTTTTAAAGGAAAATTATGTCAAACACTCAAGCAATCGGTGTGGCGTATTCGGACCCCGAATTCACCACTTGCTACGCAAGCCAAGAACTTGGTTATGCTTCTGGCGCACAAGGCGCAGTGACTCAACTCACTAGCAAATCTACCGGCGTGACTTTAAACAAGTCCAACGGTCAGATTACTATGAACAACGCTGCTTTAGCCGCTGGCGCAATTGTTAGCTTTACATTGACCAACAGCTTGCTGTCTGCCCGTGACGTTCTGATTGTGAACGTATCTGGCGGCGCTGCAACTGCTGGTACATATACTGCTTTTGTTTCGTCTATCGGTGTTGGTACAGCATCTCTTAGTTTGTACAACATTTCTGGTGGTTCGCTGTCAGAAGCCGTTGTTTTAAACTACGCGATCATTCACGGTCAATAAACCAAATGGGGGCTAATCACCCCCATTTTTAAATTATGGTCATTTACCTCACACACCCTGTTCACGGCGCTAAAGTGGCCACAATGGATATTGAAGCCGAAGCCGATGAAAAAAATGGCTGGACGCGCTACAATCCAGACACGCCTTCAGACATTGAAGAAGCGGCCAACACACTCGTTGCGAAGCGCAAATACACCCGTAAGGTGGAAACTGAAGGAGTCTGAGCATGGCAACATATACCGCTGGCGATCAAATTAACCGAGCATTACGCCTGATCGGTATGTTGGCCGAAGGCGAATTGCCTTCCACAGAAACAGCCAACGATTGTTTGACTGCGCTCAATCAGATGATTGACTCTTGGAATACTGAGCGCCTTTCCACATTTGTCACCCAAGATCAAGTCTACACATGGCCTGCTGGCTTTATTAGCCGTGATCTTGGACCATCCGGTGACTTTATTGGCAACCGTCCTATTTTGATGGATGATGCGACATACTACAAAGCGCCCAATGGCGTGTCGTATGGCATCAAATTTATCAATCAGCAGCAATACGATGGCATTGCTGTCAAGAATGTGACATCCACTTACCCACAAGTGTGCTGGGTAAATATGGGTTTTCCCAACATCACATTGACCGTTTACCCCAAGCCTACGCAAGACTTGGAATGGCACATGATTTCAGTTCAAGAACTGGACCAGCCTGCTGATCTAACCACGGCCATGTATTACCCACCAGGGTATCTGCGTGCATTTACCTACAACTTGGCGATGGAAATTGCACCCGAGTTTGGTGTCGAACCAAGCCCCCAAGTGCAGCGCATTGCCATGACCAGCAAGCGCGATTTGAAACGCATCAACAACCCTGACGATGTGATGGCCATGCCATACGCGATGGTGGCTAATCGCCAGCGTTTCAATATCTACGCCGGTAACTATTGATGAAGACGCCGATCCTCGGTTCATCGTATGTGGCACGCAGCGTCAATGCTGCGGATGCCAGGATGGTCAACTTGTTCCCCGAGATCGTTCCCGAGGCCGGAAAAGAACCTGCGTTTCTGCAACGAGCGCCAGGCTTGAAATTGCTCAACACAATCGGCACTGGTCCGATTCGTGGGTTGTGGGCTTTTTCTTCTAACGACAATGCTGCTTTTGTTGTTTCCGGTTTGGAACTTTACAAAATTAACAACGACTACACAGCCACGTTGCTTGGCGTTGTCAGTGGCACTGGCCCTGTCAGCATGGCCGACAATGGCACGCAATTGTTTGTTGCCTGCAATGGTCCCAGCTACATCTACAACAACACCACAGGCGTGTTTGGTGCGATCACAGACCCTGATTTTCCTGGTGCTGTGACCGTGTGCTATTTGGACGGCTATTTTGTCTTTAACCAGCCAAATAGCCAGTTGATGTGGGTGTCTGATTTGTTGGACGGTACGAACATCAACGCGCTTAACTTTGCCAGCACCGAAGGCTCTCCTGACGGCTTGGTGGCCGTGGCATCCAACTTCCGCGAAGTGTGGGCCTTTGGCACAAACTCGATAGAAGTCTGGTATGACGTTGGTGGCTCGGGGTTCCCGTTGCAACGCATTCAAGGCGCGTTTAACGAACTTGGATGCGCCGCACCTTACTCGGTGGCCAAAATGGACAACGGTCTATTCTGGCTTGGTCGCGATCGCCGTGGACAAGGCATCGTTTACCGCGCAAACGGTTACTCGGGCGTACGTATTTCTACTCATGCAGTTGAGTGGCAGATTCAGCAGTACGCCACTATTTCAGACGCGATTGCGTACACGTACCAGCAAGATGGCCACAGTTTTTATGTGCTGGTTTTCCCATCGGCCAACACCACATGGGTCTACGATGCGGCAACGCAAGCCTGGCATGAGCGTGCGGGTTTTGCCAACGGACAATTTACTCGTCACCGGTCTAATTGCCAAATGGCATTCAACAACAAAATTGTTGTAGGTGATTTTGAAAACGGCAACATTTATGCGTTTGACTTGGAAGATTATTCGGACAACGGCAGCATTCAAAAGTGGCTGCGGTCATGGCGTGCTTTGCCCCAAGGTGAAAACAATTTAAAGCGCACAGCGCAGCACAGTTTGCAATTGGATGCCGAAGCCGGTCTTTACATGGCTCCGGTGGATGCAGGCAGCGCCTACATCATTACCCAGAACAACGAAGGCATTACCACTGAAAACGATGCGTTTTTGGTTGATGAAACACCTTATCAAGTGAACCCTGCGCCCAGGGTTATGCTGCGCTGGTCGGACGATGGTGGCCACACATGGTCCAACGAACATTGGAAATACATGGGCGCGATTGGTCAATACTACTATCGCACGATTTGGCGGCGTCTGGGTATGACTGTCAAACTGCGGGACCGTGTTTATGAAGTGTCGGGCACTGATCCAGTGAAAATTGCCATCATGGGCGCTGAACTTATTTTGAGTCCAACCAATGCCTAGCCCTAACGCTACGCCCACACCAGTCACGCCGCCGCGAGTGCCGTTAATCGACCCACGCTCGGGTCAGATTGACCGCGCTTGGTACTTGTTTTTTGTATCGCTGATGAACACAGCGATTGCGGTATATAACAGCGATGTTGGTCCAAGTCCTGAGTCTTTGATCGCCTCCTATGATGCGGCTTTGCAAGCACTGGCGCAGAACGTGGACACGCAACCTTTGCCTGTTGACTTGAGCGCCGAGCTAACCAAGCAAATTGAAGCGGCTGGCCTGATCAACTCCGCAACTGGCTTGTTGTCGCAGATAGCCGAAATGCAAAAGCAGATTGAGGCGCTCAATCTTATGCCTGCGCCAATACAAGGCTCGGTCACCAGTGTCGGGCTTTCTGCCCCTGCCATTTTTACCGTATCGGGTAGCCCTGTCACATCATCAGGCACTCTGGCGTTGACCTACAGCGGCACAGCACTGCCCACGGCCAATGGCGGTACAGGGTTGACATCGTTTACCGCCAATGGCGTGGCGTATGCAAGTTCCTCAAGCGTGCTGGCCACAGGATCGGCATTGACGTTTGATGGCTCGATACATAAAGTTCAAACGGCTTCGGGAACTGCGCCAAAATATTGGCTGGCGCAAACTGGAATAAGCGCATGGAGCGTCGGCTCTCCAGCTTCTACTGACGCCTTGGTTTTCATAAATGAGCAATTTGGCAGTGAGAAAATGCGAATTGCGTCTGGCGGCATT